GCCGGCAGCGTGGCGGCGTACCTGCGGCACTTGTCGACAAGGTCGCCGCCGTACTTCCCGTCGTCGTGGGCGAAGTCCATCAGGCGCATCTCCGGGGCGACGAACGCCGTCTCGGCGCGGGCCTCCAGCGAGGCGCATCGGCATTTCACCGGGACCTTCACCGGACGGGTCCCGTCGTATACGACGCGCTCGACGGGGTGGCCGCACTTGGGGCACATCTCGACGTCCACGTCACATCACCGAGTCCAGTGCGCTGAGGACCGCGCTGTCCATGCGGGCCGGCCTGGCCTTGCTGCCGTCGCGCCTCGCCCAGTTGAGGATGGTGCTGTAGTGAGACTTGTACGACTTGCCCGTGGACGACAGGTACCAGCTCAGGTTGTCGATGCGCTCGGACCAGTCTGGGAAGCGCTCCTTGAGCTTGGCAAGCTCGTCGTCGGTGAGCAGGACGTTGCCGTTCTCGCCGTGCCTGTGCTTCTGCGGTTTCGGCTTCCCCTTGGCGCTCGCCGCGGCGGCATCGCCGCCCGGCCCCGCGGACGCGGGAATACGTTCGGGATCAGGTTGAGTATCAACCCTAGAGGAGTTACTACCCTCTTCTAACCTATCCTTACCTAACCTATCCTTACCTAACCTATCCTTACCTAACCTATCCTCTGTATACAATTTGTATACAGGCTTCGGCGAAGTGAACATATCCGCAGGTCGGACGCCAGTGTCGCGCAAAGTGTACGACTTGTTCTCGTCAATGTAGCACATGGCTAACTCTTCTTGGTAACGAGTCGCGTGCCGGCGGTCCGCCGGGACGTAGTTGTTGATCCACCACGCCTTGATGACCGCAGCGCCCGACGGGAACTCCAGGATGAACTTTTTCGACGCCAGCAGGCACAGGTCGTCCTCCGAGGCCCCGCACATGCGGCGGACGGCCCTGGGGTTGTTGATGAACCCCCAGTCGTCCGCCGCCATGCCGAGGTGGAGGTACAGCGACTGCGCCGAGCACGGCATGTCAATGAACGAGTCTGACTCGACGATGGACTTCGAGAACATTCGCCTCTCAGCCATGCCTTACCCCCTATCAATAAAATCTAGTTTTCACCCAGTTGCATGTCAGTCTTTCATCGCCTCAAGCACGTTGCCGACCATGGCGGCCTCGGGCGACGCGACGTGCGTCGCGATGTTAGTAGCCGAGATGGAGAGAAAAATGAGAGCGCAGAGCGCGACGGTGCCAAACGCCAGTACCATCACGCAAGATTCGTTCTCCCTGTCGTAATCAAGACCGCTCTCCCTATACGACCTCATCGCTTTTACAAGCAGATACGCCGAGACGGCGAGCGTGATAGCCGTAAGCACACACGCGACCCCACTCTTTGCGACCTGCATGGCCGCCCACTTCGGGGCGAACTCCGACAGGTGCGCGAGCAGGTAGTCGGCACCGACGCCGAGCTGGTTGGCAATCTCCTTGATGGCATCAGAATTCATATGATGGCTCCTTCCGCTCCATGTACTTGCAATAACGGGTCCCGCGGATCTCCGAGCAGAACGTGTGGTCGAGTTCGTCACCCTCCAGCCTCTCGTAGAGATCGCGGTACCCCTTGCAGTCGCAGAACCCTGTACCTCGAGCGCTGTCATGGTGGATGCACGTCTTGCAGGTCGGCAGGAGGAGACGCCTGATATACAGGACCGGGTGACGCAAGAAGCTAATCATCTGCTACCTCCATAAGGTCGTATATGTCCATTCCGGTGACGTCTGCGAGTGCGAGAACAGCGCCTACGCGAGGCTCGACGCCCTTGTTAATCCAATTGCTGAGGGTCATGGATGGGACTCCGAGCATCTCGCCCAAGCGTTTGCGGGTCACGTCGTTCTCAACCATCCAGATTTTCAGCGCCTTCGCGTTGAGCTTGTACCTATGCGCCTTGACGGACGACTTGAGCATCGGGACAAACCCATGGCTCCACCTAGCGCCGACAATATCGACGAGGCGGTCCACGTCATCGTGGTAGAGGTACTCGCCAAGCTCCGGGTGAATATCGAGGGCGTCGAGGATGTCGCCGACTTCGCAGTACTCCTCACCCGTCTCGTCATCCTCGAGGAAGATGATGCTCTTGAGGGCCGCGATGATGTCGCGACGTTCGCGGTCGCTAATCATCGACAATCGCCGCCCCACACTTAGGACAATGGTTCCACCGCATGTCGCCGATTGAGTAGCCGCAGACCTCGCAGCACGGGGTTTCCCTACCGTACTTGGTCTTGAACTTGCCGTGGCGCGTGGTGGTCGGGCGGTCGATAAGATCGGCAAGGAGATTGACGATGTTCTTCCACGTCGCGGACTCCTTGACCAGGCCAAATGCTCCGTAGTCATACGTACGGTACACACCGAGAGTCTCACTGAACATATGTTGCATACTCTCGCCCTTGGCCAGCTTATGCTTGGTGCGCTCCCGCAATTTATTTGCCACCTCGCGACGCTCTTTATCGGTAATCACCTGTCATCCACCTCCACCATCTTGTAAAGCTCGAGCAGCATCGAGCGCTCCATGCGGATTGACTCGAGCAGGCGCGTCTTGCTGAGGCTCGCTGGGATATGAAAATCGCTCTCAAGGTGCAGGGACGTAATCCAGTCCTCGCGGGCCTCGATGCGTCCACTCAGGTCGTTCATGAAGTCGGCGGCGAGCCGCGCCTTGGCGGCAATCTCCTCGTTGTCCATCAGTCCTCCTATCGGCTGTAAGCGAGGGCGATGTCCTCGAAGCGGTCATACACTTTGTCGTTGACGATGTAGCGGTTGTAGTCGCCCTGCTCCGTGTAGTGCCAACGGCCATCGCGGTGCCCATCGAGCAGGTAATCGCGGAGCGTGTCATCCGGTGTGAAATCTCCGTCGACCATCTGGCGGAACGTCAGCTCATCGACGGCCGAGCAGCCTCGGAACGCCTCCGCGATTTCCTCGACAGCTTCAGCTGTTGCTTGCGAGGTGACGACAAACACGGCACGAATCCTGGGAAAATACCAACGGAAGTCCTTGTAGTGCAAGAATGCCCCATTCACGCTAGACAGGTCCTCGACGGTCCTACAATGGTAGACGACGCGGTCGAAGCCAGTCAGGAGACGCATAACGCCGTCGTCGTGCATGTATTGGCGGAGCGTCTCGGCACTCGTGTGCATCTCCGTATAGACGGAGGACCAATAGCAGATCTCTTGCATCATGTCGTACCACGCGGCACGCGTCTTGTCGGTCACAATGCCGTGCATCGGGTCGCCGCCTCCGGAGAAGCTGAGGAACTCAATGTGGTCATCTCGCAGCAGGTTGCGCAAGGTTTTCGACACAGCCAGTGCGTCAGTCTCCGGCAGGGCCATACCGGTCTGCTTCGTGATGCAGTACGGGCACTGGTAGTGGCACCCGAAGTTGGTGATGACGGAATAGTTGCGGTTAGGCATCCTGCTCACCACCAAAGATGGCGCGAACGCGTGCCGCGATGTCCGAAATGACATAGTTTGCGCAGTCATCGTTGGCAGGGCATCCACTGCAATGGAAATATCCGCGCCCAAGATACGCGCAGCACCACATCCCGCCATTCCGGCCCGCAAACTCGGCAATACGCAAATCTTGCAGCAGTCTCTTTCTGCTGTCGCCGTCTGCCGGATTGGAGACGCAGAACAGGCCAGGGTCGTAGCCGTCGGAGCCTTCCGACTTGAAGGACCACTTCCTAGTAGTCTGGTTGTACACCCACTCCTGGACCTCGTGCTCGTTGCCCTGCTCGTCGTACAGGCAGCCGGTGTCAATCGGAATATCAACGCCGTTCATGTCGACCGGCTGGTTAAGTTCAATCATCAGCTCTTGCTCCTCAGTTTGACGATACGGTCGATGATTTCGGCGAGCATGACCGTAGAACAATCGGCCTTTTTGAAGCCTCGGCAGTTATTGCAATCGAGGGTGATATAACCCGGGTTGAACCAAGCGCACGGGGCCACTTTTTCGTGTTCTGTATCGGTTTTTGTTTTATTCAAATCACCTAGCAGCCTCCCCCAGCTGTCGACTGCTGTGAGGTGCACGTCACTGGTGTGCAAATTCAAGTATTCGCCCGGCGTGCGCTCGACTTTTACAAACCAAGTGCCAGATTGGTCTGAGCTGCGGTATTCGTACTCGAACCTCACGACAGGGACTTTAGTCCCGTCGGCGATAAGCAGTTCTGAGGTGTCCAGCGGAATCTCGCGCCCCTCGGCATCCCTGGGAAGCTGAATCATCTCTCCTCCTACAACGCGTTGCACTACGCCACCCACTTCTTGATGACGGTGACGTCGTACTCGGCGGCTCGCACCCCTTTGCACCACTCGGTCCACTCGGCGATTGCCTTCTGGCGGTCGGCCTTCGGGAAGCGCTTTCTGTCCATCTTCCCGGTCGTGGCCCTGTAGCACGTTCCGTAGTAGCCTTTCTCGTCGTCGCACCAGAGGTTTCCGTCCCTGCTGTTGCCGGCGATGGGCTTATTTCTCCCCGCTCCCACTCTCATCCTCCACTTCGTTCAGGAATTGGCCCGTAATCAGGCGATGAAGCCAGTCGGCACACTTGTAAATGTCCAGGTCGTAGTCGTCTTTCAGCCCGGCGCGGGCGAAATACTTGAGGCCGTGGGCCACGTCGGCAATTTGATCGCCGCCGACCATTCCGCTCTTTCCGAGCAGCTTGGCAACTGCCTCAATCTTGTCGGCAGTCTGCATCCCGCCGCGCCTGTAGTGCGAGGCGTACCGGCAATCAATCTTGGTGACGCTGCCGTCATAGCCCCTTATTGCAGTGATTGGTACAGGCACCTGCATCCCTTTCCCTCCATCGTTTGACCCGGCGCTCCATTGCGTCCGGGCTGTTGTCTGATTTCGCCGCCCTGCCGTCCGGCGTGATGAAGCACCCGCGCTTCATGCAGTTGCACCACGCGTTGCACAGCGAGCAGAACGTATTGGAGCCGACGACATCCGTTGAGCACAGGCACGAGGACGGGTTGCCCGTAAATGTCGGCTCCGTGAAGTCGTCTGCTCGGAGGTCGTAATCGCGCCGCCCCATGTCTAGCAGACGGCCCGGCCGAGTGGCTCATACGAGTCGCACTCGATTTCCTCCTGCGCATCCCTATGCGGAAGGCGGTCGAAAACGAGCGTCACGGCCCAGCGCACCGGGTTCCCGCCGCGGTTCTTGCACTCGATGCGCTCGACGTCCTCCATGCAGACGCCGTAATCGCAGCAGAACTCCCTGAAGTGGCGGCACTCCACGCACCTCGCCATCACTCGCTGGCCTCCAGCGCACGCTCGACCTCGTCCTGAATCTTCTTCAGGACCGTCACGACCGATGCGCCCGAAAACTTCGCAGTGGGTCGCTGGCTGAGGTTCTCGATGCTCTTTGAGAGCGTGCAGTACAGGTCGCAGAGCACGACCTTCCTCGTCTTGGCGTTACCCATTGGCAACCCTCGCCTCCCTATATGAGCGCAGGTAGCGCTCCTCCTTCTTGTGCTGGGCCTCGTGGTGCAAGCAGAAGCCGCTGTCCCTGCCGGTCATCTTTCCGCAGATCGGGCAGGCGACCGGCTCGACCCCGCACTCTGACCTGATGTGCGATATGCGCGATTTCATCGCCGCATGCCTGCGCTCGCATGACGGGCAGCGCATCCTCGCGTATCCGCCGCGGTACTTCAGGCCGCATACCTGGCAGCTCGTGTATCCCATCACGCCTCCCCGAACATTTCGTCGTAGCTGATGCCGAGTCCGTCATGGAGTGCCTTGATGATCCTGTAGCTCGGGTTCTGCGTCCCGTTGGAGACGTTGAATACGGTCCCGTAGCTCAGGCCGCACTTTTTTGAGATGGCCGTGTACATGCAGCCGTTATCGCTCATGTACCTCGCGAGCGCACGGACGAGCGGCTCGGTCGGCCTACTCGTTCCCCGTGCTGCCATAGCCGCCATCGCCGCGCTCCGACTCGGCCTCGAACTCATCGACCTCGGTGAAGTCGGCAAGCTCGCACTTGATGATGAGAAGCTGGCAGACGCGGTCGTGGGGTCGGATGGTGTAGTCGCGGTCGCCAAGGTTCACCAGCGCCGCCTTGTTGGGACCCTGGTAGCCGGAGTCGATGACCCCGATGCCGTTCGCGAGCGTGATTCCGTGCTTACACCCGAGTCCCGAGCGTGCGGCGAGGATGCCGACGTAGCCCTCCGGGATGTCGCACGAGGCACCGAGGTCGACCCACTTGATCTTCCCCTTCGGGATGGTCAGAGGCTCCTCGATGTTGGCCCGCATGTCAGCGCCGGCGTCCGCGGCGTGCATGCGCTTGGGCATGAATCGCCTGTTGGCGACCTTGCACTCGATATTCACTGTTCTGCTCCTGTCGATATGAGGACCCCGTCGCGCATCGCGGCAAGGCCCTCGCTGTCAATCCTGTCGAACGCGACCGACTCAATCGAGCGGACCGCGTCGTATTCTGTCCCCGTCGTCTCGGCGATGTCGCGCCACGGCATGAGCTGTAGGTACCTCATGCGCAGGACCGCAGCCCCGTTCGGGTCGATTGCCGCATAGCCGTTGAGAACGCTGCTCGCATCCAGCACGAGGCGGGTGTCCTGCCTGCGCTCGCGCTCTGACTCGGCCTCGAACTCCATGAGGTCGTCTATGCGCCTCGACGGGTCGGTGACGCCGCCCTTGCCGCGCGGGCCGTCGCTGCGGGCACGCATGACCGACAGCTCGCGCTTCGCCTCGAGCCTTCGCTCGAACTCGACGATGCGCTGCACCGCGTCACGCGCCGCGACGAAGAACTCGCGAGCGTTCATTCCGTACCATCGCCCTCGAGCGGCTTGGCCCTGAACGCGAGAGTGAACTCGCGCTCGACCGTCTCGCACTTGTGCTCGCAGGCGACGCACACCTTGAAGTCGTCCCTGCTGAGAGGGCGCACGCCGTCACGCAGGGGACACTTTTCGCTATCCAAGCGCCCTCCTATCTGTACTCCTCGAACTGCTCGCAGGGTTCATGCCCCTCCTCGATGCAGTTCTCGATAATCCACTTGACCGTGCGCCTGCTGGTCACAGGCTCGCCAAAGGCATCGCTCGCCTCGAGCCAGTCGCCGTAGTCGAGGGCACAGAAGCCCGTTCCGCTCTCGCCGATGAAGCAGAAGTGGCGGCAGGAGCCGCACTCCTCCTGCCCATCGGGGATGTCGGGAGCGCCGTCGCGCTCAAGGTTCATCTGGCCCCCTAGAAATCAAAAGGGATGTCGTCGTAGGCATCCTTAGCGCTCCACTGCTGCTGGGGCTGCGCCTGCTGGGAGTCGTGGTTGAAGCCGTGATGGAAGCCATGGTCGACCGGCGCTCCGGCCGCCTCTCGGTCGGAGCGGCTCATGAACTCGATCTCGTCGACGATGACCTCCAGCTTGGAACGGCGCTCGCCGTCCTTCTCCCAGCTGGAGTAGCGCAGCTTGCCCTCGATGGCGACCTTGCTGCCCTTTTCCATGAAGCGGCTCACGGCATCGGCTCGCGCACCGAACATGGTGCAGTCAACGAAGTTGGGATAGTCCTCCCATTCGCCGGTCTGGTTGTTCTTTCGCCTGTCGTTGACGGCGATGCCGAACGACAGGACGCTGGTTCCGCCCGCGGTGGAGCGGAGTTCGGGGTCGCGGGTGAGGTTGCCGCTGAGGATGCACCTGTTAATGGACATAGCGGCTCGCAAACTCGAGTACGGCGTCGCGCTGGCGTACGCCGAGTCCTCCGATGCGGCGGTTCGGCACGATGCCGGCCTCCTCCATGAACAGACGTGCCTTGGCCTTGCCGACGCCGGGAATCGCCGTGAGGAACTGGAGCACGCGCATCTTCTTGGCGTAGGGCAGGTCGATGGCTTCCTCGGGCTTAAGCTCGCCGCTCTTGATCTGCGAGCAAATCTTGCCGCGCTCGACGCGTGCGACGGCCGCCTTCTCGAGCGCTGCGCGGCGCTGCTCGTCGGTCATCTGGGGCAGGTTGGACATTTGTCTCTCCTATCTGTTGTCAGCTAGTTCACGTCGATAATTTCGCCGGTTTCGGCGTCGACGTTCGCGGGGACCTCAGTCGGTTCGGGAGCCAACGGGTCCTCGAAGATGCGGTTGCCTTCCTCGTCGAGGATGACCGGCGTGTTTCCGTCGTCATTTACCGCATCGGCAGTCTCGACGGAATACGGCAGCTTGCCTCGCTGAAATGCGTGACGAATGACGCTCTTCTCCGCCATGGCCTCGTAGTAAGTAGCCCAAGGGCCTTTGTCTCCGGCCTTAGATGCCTTTTTGATCTTGTCTACATCGTCTTTCATCAGGTAGTCGAACGCGATGCTCCCGTTTTTCAACTCGCACACAAGGTAAACAACGACCAATTGGTCTTCATCGTGCTGCGCTTTGAAATTCGGCGTAAAGGTGAAATGGTGCCCAGTCTCGTTGTTGAAATAAGTGAAATCATCGCCCTCGTAAACGCATTGCGTGTACACTTCAATGACATCAGGATGACGTTTGACAAGATCAAGCATTCCGTTTTTGCCGAGCCGGAACTCCGCCTCATAGCGATGGGTTTTCGAGTTCCATTGTGGAATGACATAGGCGCTGCCCATGGCGTCGTTCGGCATGAGTCCAAGCTCTGCGCACCTCAGACAGCACGACAGAATCGACGTCACCGAGCATTCAGAGAGTTTCGGGGTTTGCTTGTATGCCGCAATAGCAAGATGCGTCAGACGTTCGGTCGTGCATCCTTTCGGCATAACCGCCTGCAACTGCGGTGCGCATCGCTTGATTAGCCCGGCAAACGAGTTGTCTGGCTGTTTGGCTTGCTGAATCTCCTGCTTGGCCTGCGTGATTGCTCCCATATGACCTCCTAATACTTCTTTTTCTCCGTGTACTTGATGTAGCCGCCGCTCGGCTTGCCGTTGCGCATGAAGCGCGTCCACGTGAACTTTCCGTCGGGCGTGACAAGCCCCCGGTCGTCCCCGATGAGTTGGCACAGCCCGTTTGTGGCGGCCTGGTATCCCTTCTCGGCGTCGTCTCGCACCTTCTTGGCGTCGAGCCACACAGTCGCCTCGCTTGGCGTCTCGTTCAGCTCGATAAGATCGCCGGGTTGCAGGTGCTTCGATGCCAGGGCCTTGAGTTCCGCGCCTATCTCGCCGATTGGCGGCTCGGTACCGCCCTCGACCATCGCCCAGAAGTCGTCGACGGCCCTGTCGACAGCCTTGACGTCGTCCTCGTCGCGCATGACTCGGAACTCCCTGTACTTCTGCCCGCCGATGAGCACCGCTACGTCGGCGAACTTTCGCCCGGTCACGCTCATGTAGTGGGTCACCTGAGTCAGGTAGTACAGCGGCACGCCCTCATCCCAGTCATGCTCCCTGTATAGCGACGCCGTCTTTATCTCTAAGATTCCCCATCCGAGTTCGGGGTCCTTGACTTCGTAATCAAGAGAGGCCTGTGCATGGGGTCGTTCGATGCTCCTGCACACAGCGTTGACTCGTCTGACAGTGCGTCCTGGGTGTAGAGCGGCATAGTGGCTGCCGACCACAGGCTCGAGGATATTGCCCCATTGAACCGCCTCGACCATGCTGAGGTCGGCCGGCTGCACGTATCCGAGCTTCTCGGCCCACACCTCGTAAGGCCCTCGATATTGAGACAGCCCCATGATGGCCGCGACGTCAGAGCCTCCGATTCCGCGGCGGCGCTGCTCGAGCCATTCGTCGCTCCCGTCGCACCTGATGAGGTCGAAGACACGCCCCTCTCCTACGACAGGCACTACTCGTCCCCGTTGAGAACGTCCTTGACCATCTCGAGGACGACCTTCTTCGCCTCGGCGATGGCGTCGTCTTCGTCACGCTCCCCGATTACCCCGCGGTGCGCCTTGGAGACGCAGCCGTAGGCCTCGGCGACGGAACCCTCGTTGAGCACGCCGCTCGTGAGGACGGCCTCGCACGCAGCGATGACGGAGAAGAGGTCGATTGCCACGCAGAGGTCGACGCCCCTCATATCATCTTTGGTTCCGCCGATGGCAAAGGCGAGCGCACTGGTGTCGCGATGAGCGGCGAGCGAGCGGAGGGAGTCCTTGCTCGTGGTGACGACGACCTCGAGCGCGTCGGCGCTGTCCTCGATGTGGTCCGTCAGGCAGTTATCGCTGAAGTAACGGCTGGTGTTCATTGTTCCTCCTTGTAGATGGGCACGATGGTCACCATCGCGCCCGGGTCTTGCTTGTCTATGACGATGTCGTCGTGGTGGATGCCGCGGATGTGCTTCTGCGAGTCGTCGTGGATCAGGCCGGCCTTGACAATGCCGTCGAGGACGAACTTGATCCCCCCCATGATGTTGTCGGGGTCGCGCCTCGCGTTGACCTCGTGCCAGACGATGCGTAGGTCGACCCTTACGTCAGGGGTCTTCCATCCGGCCTGGAGCGCGGCCTCGTGTGCGTACTCTGCGGCGATTCCCGTGTAGTACTTCTTGAGGTCGTTGCCCTTGAACCGGTTGACGTTCATCGCGTGCATCCAGTCGTTGATGGATGCCCACGGCTTCTGCACGCCGCCTATCTTCGGAGCGTGGATGAAGAACTCTAGAGGCCTAGCAGGAGGGCAAGCAGGGCAAATATCAGCGCCCAGCTTGCCACGCCCATGGCGAGCATTAGCAGGAACCAAGGCCCGCACCCCCTTAAATCGTCTCTATCCATCTGTCCACCTCCGACGCGCGGATACGCGCCCCGCGCTCGCCGTCAGGCTCGATGAAGTCGATAAGCCCGCGCTCGTTGTCGAGCCTGATGCGGCGCTCGGACACGCCGCTTATCTTCGCCACCTCGGACACCGTGTACGTCATGCGTGCACCGATGCCGGCAGCGACCGCCGTCTCGATGGTCGGGCTTGACGGCACGCGGCAGTCCATGGCCTGCTCGACGGCATCCTTGACGACTCCGGCGAGCAGGGCCTCGAGACTGCTATCCATTCGTGACCGTCTCGCAGTACTTCTTGATGATGTTGTTGAAGTTGCCCTTGTTGCCGTAGACCTTCTTGGCGATGGCCGCGAGCAGGCCCTTCTCCTTGTCGAACTCCTCGTCCTGGCACTTGACGACGGTCTTGGTGCCGTCCTCCCAGTAGACGACGGTCGCGGGGTCGTGGAAGATGACCTCCTTGATAGCGGTGGAGTTGTTGAGGCTCGGAAGCTCCTTGAGCACATCAACGATTTCGCGTGGCGCAAAACGGCACATATTGAAATCGACCGCGGCAGCGTCTTTCCCCGTAATGTCGAGAGTCAGTAGCGTGTGGCCTGCGTTAATGGGTTCCGGGCATATCGCATACTCTGCAAAATCGCGGTTCATCGTGAACCCAGAGCGATGTTCAATCTTGTCAAAACGAATCAATTTCAGCCTCCTTACTTGACGTCGACGAGCGGCGTGGAGTTCTCGGGCACGACGACGAGGTTGCCGTTCTTGCCGATGCTCTTGAGCGCGTCGATGTAGTTCTGCTGGATAACGTTCTCGTTGAGGGAGTTCGCGAGGATGGCGTTGGCGTCAGCCTGGCCCTGCGCCTCGATCTTCTTGGTTTCGGCCTCGACCTTGGCAGTCTCCTGCTTGTTCTGGGCCTTCTGCTTCGCGACCTCGGCGGCCTGAGCCTCGCTGTAGCTCTTGGTGATGTTCTTCGGGTAGCGGACGTCCTGCACGCTCACCTGCTCGACCGTGAGGCCCATGCCGTCCCACTTCTCTGTGAGGGCCTTCTGCACGGCCTTGGTGAACTGCGAGCGGTCGGTGAGCATAGTCACCGTGTCGAACTTGCCGGACACCTCGCGGGTAACGGCGCGGACATCGTTGGAGATGTACTTCTCGACGAAGGACTCCTGCGTGCCGTACTCGCTGTAGAGCGTGAGCGCGGCGTCGGGATTGAGCGAGTAGTTGACCTGGATGTCGATGTTCGCGCTAGCGCCGGACTTGTCGTTGATGGTCACCTGCTTGCCGTCGTAGGAGCCGCCGTTCACCTTGTAGTCGGTGTCCCCGTAGAAGTTAATGAGGTTATTGCGGGTGTCGTAGGTGATGACGTTTTGCCACGGGGCCTTCCCGTGGAAGCCGGCCTCGGACGTGGAGCCTGCGAGCGAGCCACCGATATTGCGGATGACGCAGACCTCGCCGGTGTCCTGCGAGTAGAAGCATCCGGTGGCCGCGATGACGGCTGCGAGCGCGATGACGGCGAGGCCACCTGCGACCGGCACGGTTGCGGGTTCATCGGGCCTGCTGGGCTTATAGCAGCGATTGCGGTCCTCATACTCCTTGAGGGCCTCGAGGTACTCCTCGTTCTTGCGCTCGTACTCCTCTCGCTCGCGCTTGTTATGCGAGTGGGCGACCACGCACGTGGCGGCACCCGCGATACCGAGTCCGGCGCAGATGATGAGTCGAATCATTTAGTTGTCCTTAGTTTGTAGGCTTGGGAAATGGCAGGCGCGGAGGGACTCGAACCCCCATCGGCGTTACCGCCACAGTTTTGGAGACTGCTGCTCTACCAGTTGAGCTACGCGCCTGTGGAGTGCTGCCCAGGAGTCGCACCTGGTTTCACGGAGTTGCAGTCCGCCGCCTAGCTGTTCGGCCAGCAGCACATGGAGTCGCCAGAGGGAATCGAACCCCCAACACGCGGTTTAGGAAACCGCCGCTCTATCCCATTGAGCTATGACGACGAAAATGGTGCCGCATCTAGGTAACGCTCCCAGCCAGCCAATAGGCACCTGATTTACAGTCAGGCCCCCGTCTTTAGGGGAATACTGCGGCAGTGTGGAGGAGGGTGTGGGAGTCGAACCCACGGATCGCTATCAACGACCGGCTGTTTTCTAGACAGCTGCAATAAGCCTCTCTGCCAACCCTCCGTTGGCGGAGCATGTAGGACTTGCACCTACGGGCCTCGTACGAGGTCTACGGGTTAGCAACCCGCTGCGGTAGCTACTGCGCCAATGCTCCGAAATGGTTGTCGCGGTAGGTGCTGACCCTACGACCTCCCCGTTATCAACAGGGTGCTCTACCGTTGAGCTACGCGACAGTGGAGCCGCCTGCGGGAATCGAACCCGCATAACCGATTTGGAAGACCGGTGTTCTGCCTTTGAACCAAGGCGGCAATGGTCGCGGGAGCGGGAATCGAACCCGCATGGCCCGGCTTATGAGGCCGGTGAGTTACCTGTACTCTATCCCGCGATGGCTTCTCGGCAGGGAGTCGAACCCTGACCGGCTGAATCAGAATCAACCGTGCTAGAACCGTTACACCACCGAGAACGTTTCGACCAGCGGCCGCGGCGACCGATACGCTGCTGTACACATCTTCTTACGACGCGGCAGCCAAGTGGCAGGGCTGCCTTGGTTTTCTGATGTCGTATCGGCCGTTGCGGCCGCTGGTCTGGAGGCGCTGCAATCGCCCGCCCCCGTGTTGCCGTGGTTTCCGCGCGTCGCGGCTTTGGCACTCACGGCTTGCCGCCCTCCCGGCGCGATGCCGTTCGGGCCTTACCCCTTCCGGGGCGCATATTCTGTACTCAAGGTGCGCGTCCATTCGGACGGGCGTGCGGTTTCCCGCGCGGACTCGACTGATGTAGGGAAGGCCTGCCCAGGAGTCGGAGGCAGGTGAAAATTGCCCGTGAAGGAAGTGGTCAGTCTTCAGAGAGGAGTTCAGTCGAGTCCGCGCGGGAAAACGCTTCGGCTATTCGGGTTTGCGCCCGGTGAGCCAGTCGAGTGAGCAGTCCATCCAGTCGGCGAGCGTGATTGCCTCCTGAAGCGTGAACGGCTTTTCGCCGGTCAGCTTGTAGTGGACCGCGTTCCAGCAGATGCCTAGTACGTCGGCGACCTTCTGCTGGGTGATTCCGCGCTCGGCGATATATGCCGAGACTTTCCTTGCGAAGTCGTTGTCCATCCCATTCCTCCTTTCCGGGAACTCGCTTGCTCCACGTTGGGAGCTTTCGATTACAGATATTACTCCCCGTTGGCAGCTTTGTCAACATCTTTTTGGGTAAAATTACTCTCGATAGGGAGTAAGGAGTTGCCATGATTCTTTTGAAGGGTCTTCCAGACATCCTCGCCTCTCGAGGAATGAAGCCAGCAGACCTATGCAGAATTAGCGGTCTGAGCAGCGGTTTAATCTCCAGTTACATGAGCGGGGCGAAGACGCCGACGCTGAAAAGCGCCGTCACAATCGCGGAGTCGCTCAACGTCTCCCTAGACGAGCTTGTTGGCAGAAAGCCTTCACATTTCGCGCCTCCGCCGCTCACGCACGATGAGGCCGAACTGCTCGACGACTACCGCAAGTGCACGCAGGAGGCCAAGGACAAGGTTTCCGAATACGCTGAGTTCCAGGGTGCGATGAGTGCGGAGTAGGCTCGCGAACACGAGAGGAGACGAATATGGTGACGAGGCTCCGGGCGCTCAGGGCGAGGGCCGGGTACCCGAACGGCAAGGCCTTCAGCGATGCAATCGGGATGAAATACGACACGTATCAGAGCTATGAGTCCGGAAAGCGAAAGATGTCGCTCGAGCGTGCGGCGGAGATTGCCGACAGGCTTGGGTGCACGCTGGACGAGCTTGCCGGGCGCACACCGCCGAAAAGAAAGGAGGACTATCTCAGACAGTGGCTTCTCGACAGCTACGAGGCCTGCACTGTCGAGCGAAAGAGACGCCTCTTGGACTATGCACGCGACCAGGCGAAAATGTCCGAGGGAGAGTCAGACGATTAGAAAGCAGGGCGTCGCCACCCGCCAAGATGCACGACGCCCCACAGGACCGACCCGCTTACGGCAGGAGGGCAGGTAAATTATGCCACGCATGAGGGCAGAGAAGGGTTCGATTGCCAAACTCGACCGCAACAGGTACCGCATACGCTATTGGGGAGACAAGCGTGACGGCAAGGGATACAGGAGACTCAGCTCCAACTTCACAGGCACGCTCACGGAGGCTCGCAGGGAGCGAGACAGGCTGATCGAGCTGCACTCAACCGAAGAGCGCAGGACATACACAGTGCGTTACGTATTTGACACGCTGTACTGGCCGTCATGCGAGAAGCGTTTAGCAGAGAACACGCTGAACATGTACAGGTCGACATGGCGTAGGTACGTCGAGCCTAAGTTCGGGGACTGCTTGCTCTCGTCGGTCAGACCGCTCGCCATCCAGGAGTGGATAGACTCCATGACGAAAAACCAGGCCCAGCGTGCCGTTAACATGCTGTCCGGAATCTACCGCACCGCCGTCAAGTTCGAGCTTACCGATTCCGACCCGACCTCCGTCGGCCTCGAGATGCCTGGCGATGTGGCGAAGATGGACGCCGGAGTGTATGACATGGCGGAGCTTGTCCGCATGGCGGAACTGCTGCACGGCTCGCGCATGGAGGGTGTATTCCTGCTCGGTGCGTTCGGATCATGCCGTCCGGGCGAGGCTGCTGCCGTCGACCCTGCGTCGGTCGAGCTTGTCAGGGCCGACAACGGGACGGTCTGTGCCGTCGTCCCAATCGAGCGCGAGTCCGTACGCGGGCAAGGCGTCGTAGAGCGCGTTAAGACCGAGAGCAGCCGACGCCATGTCGTCGTTCCCGGCAGATGGGGTGAACGTCTCGCGGAAATCGCCGATGAACGAGTCGATGGCGGACACTGCCTTTTCATCGAGAATATGAAGGGCGGACCGCTCACGTCCGCGAGGATGAAGGCGATATGGGAGCGCGAGGCCGAAAGGCTCGGGTTCGAGTACCACCCGTTGCGCAACCTCCGCAACTCATGGCGCACGAGCTGGCAGTACGAGGTCAGGATTGCACCAGACACCCTAGAGGTCTTGATGGGCCATTCCGGTTCGAGCGTGTCAGCCAAGCACTATGTCCGCGCTAGTTTAATGATGCTCGTCAACACGGTGGCGGACGCGTTTCAGGAAGCAGGCCTTGTTCCATAGGGACTTTTAGGGACCAAACCGTTTTATGCAAGCCTTTTACCTGCGGTTTTATTACTTGTAAATATCAGTCGTTAGATTACCACTTATGGCTCTTTAAGCAAATACAAGACGCACAACAGGCATTATTCATTTTACAAGGCCCACAAGGCACTCCAAGATGCACCGCAGGGACCAAATAGGGACCAAAGGCCACGCCTTCCGTAGAATTGGATGGCGTGGCCTTTATTCGACCGTATCGGCAACAAAAAAGCCCTCCCCGGCATGATGCCGAGGAGGGTGGTGCGTCTGCTATGGCCTGCCGATGATGACCTGGTCGCCGTCCTCGTCGAGGTACGGCGTGATGGCGATACCGCGGTCGCTCTCGACCACGATGTAGGCGCGGTTAGTCGAGCGCTCGGTCGCGATGTACGAGGACACGTTCTGCGGGAGGTCGTAGAGCGGCCCCTCCGACTGGTCCATGACCACGACGGCATCAGCCGCCCACGCATCGCTGAGATGCACAAGCGAGCAGACGACGGTGATGAGCACGGCCATGGCGATGACCGCAATGGCCGTGTAGACGAAGCCGGCCTGCTTCTCGCTAAGCTTCATTTCACTCCTTGATGAGGTAGTCGTCTGCCTCGGGCTTCCCGGTGGCGCGTCCCACGGCGACATAGCGGACGTTTCCGCTATAACCGGTGTATCGGCCCCAGATGTATCCGTCTGCGGACTTGTACCAGTCGTCGAGGACGACGGTCTGGCCGAGGCCGTAGGAGGCCACGACGGAGCCGGACAGCGACGGGGAGGTGCGCACATTCAACTTTGACACGGTGCAGCGGTAGCGGCCGCCGAAGTTCTCGGTCTTAGTCGATGCCCCGGCATTGGCCTGAGACGCGCCCTGTGACGCCTTCTCAGGCTCCGCGGCACCGTTGACCATGGAGTCGTACCAAGCCTGTGCGCGGGCGATGTAGGAGTCCTTCTGGCTGCCGTACAGCTCACCGGGGCAGGCGGTGGCGCTCCAATGCCTGTGCGGCCAGACGTTCTTGCCCCACTCCGGTCGTCCGAGCTTGTAGTACACGCAGATGGCGGCCGTGAGGTGTGCGCCTGTGTCGAGGGTGTCCTCGGAAACGGTCCACGGGTCGGCGTGGTCGTTTGCGTGCTCGATGCTGATCGTGCGGTCGTTGCCGCCGCCGGTGCCGATTCCGTCGCCGCACGCCCATGCGCGGTTGTAATCGTCGACGAACTGGGCGACGCGGCCGCCGGCGACGCCGTAGTGAGCGCCGGTGCCGTTGGAGTCGAGGGCGGCCTTGCACTGCTCGAGCGTGAGGTTGCCCGCCATGTGGTGCACGGTCACGCCGGAGATGCCATACGGGCGGCCCTTGGTGAAGCCGGCCGCGACGCGCATGTAAACGTCGGGCTGGAGGTTCTTCCAGTCCATGCTACTCGCCGGTCCCGTCATGGTCGAAAATGCGCATGAGCGGGGTGTCGCGAAGCTCGGGGTATGCGGCGCACACGTTCTCGAGGATGGAGGCGACCTCCATGATGATGATGTAGACGCACACGACTGTCACGGAGACGCCGCTGAAGCCGAGGCCGGCGATGTGAGCGCCGGCAAGCTCGATCATCACTGCGACCGCGATGAGGCAGCAGAGCAGAATCTTGTGCCCGAGGCCGACGCGCATCTTGGCGCTAGAGACGTTGCCGTTGATGACAGCGCCGATGAATCCGGTCAGGATGTCCATGACCATGAAGCCGCACGCGATGACGATTGCCCACTCCTGCGGCTCGGTGAGCTGGTATTCCATTGTCTCTCCTAGATGAAAAAGGCCCCGCATGTGCGGGGCCGTAGCTACTCGGTATCAGGCTCGCCCTTTGCGGCGAGAATCTCGGCAAGCTCCTCGTCGGTGATCTTGCCCTTCCCATGTACGTTCTCGACCATGGTCTTGGTCCACTTGCCGTTGACGTACCAGGTCTTAATCCTCGATGCCAGCATGCTCATATCCGGTCACCTCCTCGTTCTCGGGGAGGTCGACGCCGCACATGCACGAGAGGTACGTGATGTTGGCGTTGTACGTGTCGAGCGCGGCGACGATGTTCTCCTCCCTGCGGCTACCCTCGATGTCTCCATTGGTTCGCTTGATTACGACCATCGGTATCTCCCTTCCAGAGGTCCCTGTAGTAGCGCCTCATGCGCCGTATCAACTTGAACGAGTCGCCCTTCTTGACGTGAGCGACCCAGCCCTCGAAGCTCGCGTCGGCGTCCTCCTTTGAGATGACGCCGCGCTTCGCGAGCCTGACGACGCCCTTGAGGTGCCGCCTCTCCTGCTTGACCTTCGCAGACAGGACGTTCATGAAGACGCGCCCGGTCGGCGACAGCTTGAAGTGGAAGCCGAGGAAATCTATGCCGCGAGATAGCGGCCTTATGTGGGTCTTCTTCCTGTTGAGAGCGAAGCCGAGCTTGGCGTACTCATCTGTCAGGACGTCGAGCGCCCGCTCAAGCTCCTCGCGGCTGTCGCTTATGAGGATGGAGTCGTCCATGTACCTTATGTAGTGGCGGACCCTGAGCTGCTCCTTGACCATGTGGTCTATCGGGCTTAGGACCGACACTCCGGCTATCTGCACGAGCTGTGAGCCGGGGTTGACCCCGACGTCGCCCGTGTACTGGTTCTCGAGAATCGAGGCCACGATGCCTACGTACCTCGCATCGAGATGTCGCTCGAACGGCGCGAGCGCCGTCGCGTGCGGCATGTTCGGGTAGTAGCCGGCCACATCGAGCGTCAGCACCCACCCGTCTTCACCGTGCTTCGCGTAGTGCTCGCGCATGAACCGCTTGAGCCTGTTCCGCGCGAAGTCCGTGCCCTTGCCGGTCTGGCACGATGCGTTGTCGTATATCCAGTCCCGGCTCATTGCCGGGTAGAGGACGAAGTCGTTGAGCGACCTCTGGAAGACCCTGTCCCTGAACGGGATTGCGACGATGTCGCGCTGCTTGGGGTAGTAGATGGGGAAGCGCCTCACCGGGCGTTGGACGTATGTGCCGTCCGCAAGCTCGTCTGCGAGTCTCGCCACCTCGGTCGGCGCGTTGAGCACGAAGCTCGCCACGCTGCCCTTCCACATCACTCCCCTGCGGCATCGCTCCATTGCCTCCCAGAGGCACTCGAACGACATGGGGTCGACGGCGCTTGCAGGCCCAGCACATCCATCGGAGGTGGGGCCGTCGCCGCCGCGGTGTTCGGCCCTCTCGGGCACTGGGCCGGGACTCCTTGCGCCGGGGTCTGCGGCGGACGGCGCTATGCGTCGCCTCTCCATGCCGCCGTGCCCGTTGCAATCGGGGGCCGCGCGATTGCCGTTGTACGCGTTGTTGTTGTTCACGTTGCCATCGGCGTTCACGATGAACGGGTTGTACGCGTTGTCGCGGTTCGCGGACCGCATCCAGGAGTTCTGGGCAGTATCAGCCCCGGTCCAAGAATCTCTAATGCCCGGCACGGAAGCGTCGGGCATCTGATTCACTCCATGCGGAGGTCATCGACCTCACGGAACTCACGAGTCCGGACCAATGGTGGACACGCCTGCCGCGGAGGTGGAACGTCTTCTTCGCGACGCCGATGAGGAAGATCAGCTCGTTGCACTTGACCTTGGCCTTGCGCTGGAGGCTCCTCCTCTCGGCGAGGTCATCATCGTCGACGACCTTGATGTTGTTCGCGCTCCAGAGGTACTGGCCGATTGCCACGCTGGCGTCCACGATGCGGGCCGTCAGCATGGCGAACTCGGGCTTGAAGGTCCTCTCGTTGGCCGTAATCTCGACCGTGTAGGAGCAAAGCTCATTTGCCTTCGCGAACACTTCCATCCTGCTCTTACCGCGCCTGCTGGCGGGTACGGTCATGAATGGCCTCCTTTGGTTGTAGGGGCCGGGGCGAGGTGTCGCCCCGGCGATTGACGATTAGCAGATGACGCAAGCGGGGGCCGCGCGATTGCCGTAGCACGCGCTGTAGCCGTACACGGAGCCATCGGCGTACACGATGAACGGGCCGTACGCGTAGCCGCGGTACGCGGACCGCATCCAGGAGTACTGGGCAGTCGTCTTGGCGTTGAGCGCGTACTGGATATACGCAGGCTCCTTCTGCCACAGCGGGGCCTTGGACGTGCCGCCGCGGGCGAGCTTCCAGTACTCCCACGGGTCGCCCTCGACGCCGTTGACTGAGGACTCGTTGCAGTTGATCCAGTGCTGCTCGAGGCTCGGCAGGAAGAACTTGTCGAAGGTCTTGGAGAGCGCCGGCGCATCCGAGGTGCCGCCGTAGGTGATGTAGCTGTGGGCGGTCACGACCTCAATCTCGCCGACTGCCGCGACGAAGTCGTCGGGCAGCATCGACATGAAGCCGGCCCTGGAGTCGTACGGTCCGTAGCACACGGACGCGGACGGGATGTGGTCGTAGTCGTGCTTGGGCTTGAACCAGTTGGCGTCGCGGCTGTTGAGCCACTGGCGGAGGTTCGAGTGCTCCCAGTCGCCGTTGCCGTAGGCGGCGCACTGGATGGACCAGAGGTCGCCGCTCTTGGGCTTGTCGAGCGTGCCGAGGCTCGTGCCGGCGCTGCCCTCGGCCACGGCGAGCGTCGCCTTGGGGGTGGCCGCGGAGGCGCTGTCGAACACGTAGACCTTCCAGTCGGTCACCTTGCTGTCCCAGCCACCGTAGAAGCCGAGGAGCTGGTTGCCCTTTACGAGCGGGTCGGCAAGGGTGAACTGGTAGGTCTTTCCCTTGACCATCGTGCCCTGGCTGTATCCGAGCGTCACGTTGTAGATGCCGGCGGGAAGGCCGGACTCGCCGGCCACGTAGAACGCCTCTCGGGCGTCGAAGCTGGTGGCGAAGGGCAGCGTGTAGTGCTGCTGTAGGAACATGCCCGGGACGATGTCGCCGACCTTGTTGCGAACGTTGGCGAAGCCCGTGACGTCCCACGGGTCGTCGTACACGTTGGAGCCGTCGGTCAGCTTGACGACGAGCTGGTCGCCAACGGAGAAGGCCTTGTCTGCCTGACCGGACTTGGCGATGTGCTTCACCTCATCCCAGCTGACCTCGGTCGAGACGGCGTTGTTGCGCACCATCTGTGCGAGCAGGCCGTTCTGCACGTTGAGCGATGCGAGGATCGCGTTGCCCGTGGTGTCGAGAACGAGCCTGTTGTCTGCGTCTGCCATTGGACTACTCCTTTGCTTTCTGACAGATAAAGCCCTCGGCATCCAGGTAGATTCCGAGGGGGAACAATGCGGCCAGCTTGGCGGCGGTTTCGTCGCACGCTTCCTTAGAGGCGTTGGCGTCCTCTGCCGCTTTGGCCGCCTTTGTGGTCGCGGCCACAGTCGCGGCTTTTGCCTTGTTCGCGTTATCGGTCGCCGTCTTTGCATTGCCGGTCGCCTCGTCCGCGAGCTGCTTCGCCTGCTTGGCGTCGCTCGTGGCCGTCTCGCAGGCGCTCACCGCGGCGGTAGCGCTTGCGTTTGCGGCGTTCGCGCCGCTTGCAGCCGTGTTAGCTAGATCTGCGGCTTTATTCGCGGCGTCGGCGGCCTCCATCGAGATCGTCGACTCGATGCGGTAGATGGTTCCGTCGGTCGTCTTGATGCGGTCGACGTTGCCGTTCTCGTTCGTGAGGAACTGGGCCATCTCAGCCATGTCGTGCCACTCCTTTCATTACCTTGCGATGACGCCGGTCACCGTGGCTAGGTGCCCGACGATGTCGACAATCACGCGGTCGCCCTTTGCCATCCCCTTGCACGAGACAGTCATCGACACGCCCGAGTGCGGGCTGTCCGAGGCCGTCTCGCCGTCGTAGCGGATTGAGCACTTCGGGTAGGCAACCGCGGTCACGGTCGCGTACCTGCGGGTCACATATGGCGTCTCGGAGCTTTTGCGCAGCATTGAGGCAAGCTCGCGTGCAGCATCCTCGACGCTTCGTACAGTCACCTCTCGTACCTCCTAAGCTCCACGTCCATGAGGACTCCCGGCTCGCCGGTAGGACTCATGGTCCTGATTGAGAAAAGGCCGCTGATGTCGGCGCTCGGGTACTCGATTCGTGCCGTCTCCCCGTATCGGATGGGGCACCAGACGGTCGATAGCGTGATGCGGTGGATTACGCTCTGCTCGGTGCCGAGAAGCTCCTTGGCCTTGTCATCGACGAGCTTCTGAATCTGCTCGTCGGTCGACTCATCTGGCACGTCAGAGAGCGACTCCGTGCGGCAGATGGTCCTGCCCTGGTTCAACGTTGAGAACTCGCTGTCCGGGTCGTCATCTCGGGCGATTCCGACGAACGACTTCTCCTGGGTGGAGTAGGTGACGCGCACGACATTCGCGACGCCGTGCGTATCGCGCTCCTCCGTGACCTCGCTGAGGAATCTGGCGTTAGTGCCCTCGATAAACTCCCAGACCGGTGCGCTCTTGGACGGCTCGCGGTACTTAGTCAGGTGGACGACGCCGTAGCCGTCGGTCCATGCGGAGCGGAACCCCGCATACTTGAGCAGGTCGTTCACAGCATCGAGGATTGAGTCGTCACCATCGCCTCCGACGCCGTACGTCCTCTCGGCCCCCAGCCTGTAGTCGGTCTGCTCGAAGACGCACTCGAGTCCCTGGCCGCGGATGAAGCCGGCGGCCACCTCGACGGGGTCTGCGCCGGCTGGTACGGTGACCGGCATCATGAACTGCGAATCGGCAAGTTCCTGGAGGCGTCCGTACATCTGGAGCGTTCCCCTAGACGCGCTGCCGTTCGCAGTGCGCTCGGGCGTGCTCACGATGTACGTGCCGAGCGTCGACGTCGCGGTCGAGCCGTCATGGAACTCTGCGTCGAGATGGACGCGCAGCAGGTCGGAGCCGATGTTGAACCGGCCTACATAGTCGACTGTGCCGGACTCCTTGATGGACGTGTCGTCGTTCCATGAAAGCTGGAGCGTACGCGGCTTGATGCCGCGCAGTAGGCGCAGATCGGCACCGGTGCTGCGCGATACGACCATGAACCTGAGCCTCGACTTGAAGCCCTTTGAGAGCCATCGCTCGGTATCAGACGTCGCCATTGACAGGCTCCTCCCACACCGATTCGGTCATGGAGGCGGATACGCTCCACCTCTTGAGGCCGGACGACTCGCGCTCGACCTCCATGTCGACCGCCACGGTCGCTCGGTTGCCGTCGAGGTCCCTGAACCAGCACCACGACCAGCGGCGCGACAGCTCGCGGACCGCGTTGGCCTGCGCGATGTCGTACAGCTGCCACGACGAGGCAAGGCTCACGTCCATCTCGTCGAGGTCGTACCTCATCGGGAGTCCGCCGTTCTCGCCGTTGTCGGCGAAGTGGTACAGCTCGCGGCTGTGCTCGACGCCGTGGGACGACGTCGGGTTGAACCCGGCACGCAGGAACGTGCCTCCGTCGCGGCCGAAGTTCATGGCCGCGAACTTGCTGCGGCAAATGGTCGGCACGACGACCTCGGTCGAGGTGCCGGAGAACGCGTACGCGGTTACTACGTAGTAGAACTTGACGTTCAGCGGCGGAAGGCGGTCGAACGCGGCGCTACCACCCGTCAGCTTGGACGCAAGTTTCGTCATGGTGCCGTCCGGGTTGACGCGCGAGACGTCGAACGAGACTGCCTCGGCGACTGCGTTCGATAGATTGATGGTCTTTCCATCGACCGTGGTCTTTCCGCTCAGCGCGGCACCGCCGTCGATGATTGACATGGGGCCGACCAGCACCGTGCCGTCGACCGTGTATTCGGTCGAGCCTTTCTCGATGAGGATGCTGCCCGCGAGTTCATCGTCGTAGGAAATGGCGATCTTAGGCGGAGCAGGCTCATACCAGTGCGTGGTGAAGCGCCTCATGGCCCTCACGGTAAGGCCGGAGCCGCCGCGGACGTCTAGCACGAGCGTGTACGACGCGTCGTTCTTGATGGTCGAGTACGCACCGACGTTCCATGACGTCGCATCCGTCGCCGGCGTTATGGACTCGACCTCGTTGCCATCGGTGTCGAGAAGCGAGACTTTGACGTAGCTGACGCCCGTCTCGTCGGCGATGTTCCAAGAAGCGTTGATGGGAATCTCGCCGATGACGACGGAGTCGCTCGCCGGGTTCGTGAAGTACGCCTGCGGCGCGTTCGCCACGTTGAACACGTAGTAGCGCGACCACTCGCCCCAGCTCGGGTCTACTCCCTTGGTTCGGGCGCGAACCTTGTAGCTTCCCTTGGACGATACCGCCTTCGTCACGAGCGACTGGCCGCCCGGCAGCGTCATAGACTCCGTGTTGCCGTCGGGCAGCGTGAATTCCACCTGCTGCGCGGACGGGTCGGTGCGGTCGGGATGGTTGGGGATGATGGTGAACGCCACGTTCGCTGACGTGCCGCCGAACGCGTATGCGCCGGACAGACCGGAGATGCCGGGCGGACCGGGCGGGCAGATCGTGATGACCGCACCGCTGTACGCCCACTCGCCCTTCAGGCCGGACTGGACAGCCCTGATGCGGTAGTAGACCGTGCCGGCGGGCGGTGCCGTGTCCTCGAAGCCCCTGCCGGTCCTATTTAGTTCGACGGAGGCCCACGTCTTGCCGTCGGTCGAGATTTCCGACTCGATGGACTCGTAGTACATGGGCGAGGACGCCGCAACCATGACGACGCTGCCGGTGTCGCTCTTTGAGGTCGACAGCATGAAGGCGAGCGGCGTCGTGTAAACGACAAGCTCGGACGTGCGGTCGGATGTTCCTCCCGGACCGTACGAGCGGAGCGCGTATGCGTACTTGTGACCGGCCTCGGTGGAGTTGTCGGTCCAGTTCGTGATGTCCCAAGAGACGTCCTTGATGTTGACCCACGCTCCGTCGTCGGTTCGACGGTCGACGTGCACGCCGGTCCACGGGTAATGCCCGTTCATGCCGGTGTAGTTGGCCTCCCACGCGATCTTCTGCGAGGAGTCGCTCACGCGCGAGACGCTGACGTTCTTCGGCTGGTGCGGCTTATAGTACTCGATTGCCGGTACGGTCACGTTGACGCCGGCCTCGGTGCCGCCCCAGCGCCATGCGCCGTAGCCGCTTACGGTCTTGCCCCACGTCTTGTACCAGCAGTAGACGTTGTAGGCGTCGCCCTTGCGGGGGAACGGGCCGTAAGTGGCGCTGCCGTAAGCGCCGTTCGTGTGCGTGCTGAGACACGCCCAGTCGATGTCACCGCTCCACTGGGCGGCGACATCGCTCGTGGCGGCATGGCCGACCTGTCCCGCGATACCGTACAGACAGGCGGCGTCAAAGTACGCATTGCCATCGACGGTGATCCAGACGTTGTCGTCATCTTTCTTGGAGACGTATGCGTTGACGTATCCGCGCATACGGTAGTCCGCGTAGTTCGTGGACCAACCGGAATAGGCTTCTGCCATGCCGACTCCCTATTTGAACAGGAAGGGGGCCTGATGGCCCCCTTCGTCACTTCATCTTGTAGAACCTGCCCGTGCTCTTGATGAGCGTCTGGACGGCGTCCTCGATGCCGGGATTCGCCTGGACCGTGCGACCGTCGACGGTCACGTAGTAGTTGACCGTCTTGGACTCGCTGACGCTCGAGTAGGACTGTCCGCCGGACAGCCTCGAGGACACGTTCCCGGCATAGGCGTCGACCGACGCCGCGTAGGCGAGCGTCTCCGCGGCCTTGCTGACGGAACCGACGCCGGACACCATGCCGGCGGCGAAGTTCTGGGCCAGGTGCAGGCCGGAGCGCTTTCCGCCGCGCTCCGCGCCGGACCACGTTCCGCTCTTCGGTACAGAGAAATGTATGTGCGCGGCG